ACGTCGTAAAAAGCGGAAAGGTCTGGACGGATGAGCTTACCGATGCAGTTGCTGAAATATTTGAATCCGAAAAGGACAACCGCGAACTGAAAAATAAATAATAATTCTTTCAAATTCCAATTTACACAACTGAATACCGTCAACAACCGCCCGTGGTTCACACCACAGGCGGTATTTTTATACCCAAAATCAAGAAAGGACTGATGAAAATGAAAGAAACCATCTGCACAGTCGCCGGACTGGTCGGCGGCTTCATCGCCACGCTGCTCGGCGGCTGGGACTCAGCATTGTCCACGCTTGTCATCTTCATGGGCGTGGATTTTGTCACGGGTGTGGTGACCGCTGCCATGGGCAAATCCAAGCACAGTGACAGCGGCACGCTCAACAGCAAAGCAGGCTGGGTAGGGCTTGCAAAGAAGTTCTGCATTCTGCTCATGGTCGTGGTCGGCGTGAGAATCGACATTCTCCTCGGCACGAACTATATCCGTGATACCGTGTGCATCAGCTTTTGCCTGAATGAGTTACTCTCCATCGTGGAGAATACAAGTTTAATGGGAATCCCTTATCCGCCCGCAATGAAGAAAGCGATTGATGTTCTGCAGACCAAGGTCGGCAGAGCAGAAGAAAGAATTGAGGAGGTAAAAGACAATGGCAATTCTGAAACCTGATAAGACAACGAATCTCGGCGGTGTAATCGTCAATGAGTTTCTGCTTACAAAGCACAATCCCCGAAATATCGCAATGCCCTCCGAATCTATGGAGGGCAAAATTATTGGTGTTACGATTCATAATACATCGTGGATTAGTGTGGCATCCGGCACAACGCCTGCGGAACAGTACACTCGTGCCACCTACAATGGTAATATGAATGATGTCCGTGTGCATTATTATGTGGATCACGTCTGTGCGTGGCAGAATTTGCCCCTTGATTTGTCCGGTTGGCACGCTGCGGACGGCAGCGGCAATGGCAACCGCAAGACCATCGCCATTGAGTGCATTATGAGTTCTGCGTACAATGCTAATGACCAGAAGTCCGAGGACAATGCGGCAAGACTGGCAGCGGCTCTGCTGAAACAGTACGGACTTGGTATTGAGTGCCTGTTTACGCACACGCACTGGCTGAATGTTAAGAACGGCAAGCATGGTACGATTGATGAGCTGAACACCATGAGGAACGCTTACAAGATGTGTCCTCTGTACATTCTGCCTCACTGGGCGGCATTCAAGGCGAAGGTGGCGTATTACCTCGATGAGGGGCATATCTACCGTGTGCGTACTTCATGGAGTGATGTGAAGTCACAGACTGGTGCGTTCAAGAGCCTTGATAATGCGAAAAAGTCCTGTAAGGCTGGCTATTCTGTGTTTGATGAGAATGGCACGGCGGTGTTCACAGCTGAAAAGGCTCACAAGAAGGGCGATAAGATTTCGCTGAAGAATGCTGTGCTGTATGCTTCTTCTACTGCAAAGTCCGGTGTGAAGAAAACGGGTACTTTCTATCTGTATGATGGCGTGGAGGTCAATGGCAGGTATCGTATTACAACGAAATCTACATTCTGCGGTAAGAAGCCGATTGGTCAGTATGTGACTGGTTGGGTGGAGAAGAAGGATATTTGAGTTTATGGCTGTCGAGGAATTTTCTTCGGCAGCCTTTTTTATTTCACGGGGTTAATTTTCCGCCGCTTTCCTTTGACTGATACTTGAAAAGGTACTCATAAGCAGAAAAACTGTCCTATTGGTAATGAAAAGATATGCTGGGGGTTAATTCTGCCGTGCATTTCTTTGACTGATGTGTGGGAAGGCATCCTTTCCGCAAACAATTACGAATGGAGGAAAAGCTATGGAGGAAATGAACACCAAAACGGAGATCGTTCCGATCAGGGAGAAATACTTGCTGACGATCAGGGAAGCCGCAGCCTACTTCAATATCGGCGAGAAGAAAATGCGCCGTCTGGCGGAGGATAATCTCGGCAGTTTTGCAGTATACAGCGGGAATCGTTATCTGGTAATTAGACCAAAGTTCGAGGAATTTATCTGCAAAACTTCTACCATCTGATTTGGCGTTAATCTGCCGTAAGTAGTTGCTATTTTGCCGAAAACGAGTATTATATGATACTAAGCCCGCAAGGGCGAAAACCATATCAGGAGGCGAATAGCATGGAAGATCTGAAACTTTCGGAAAAGTATATGCTTACGGTCAAGGAAGCAAGCACATATTTCAGCATCGGCGAGAAGAAGATTCGCAGAATGGCGGAGAATAATGACGGCGGCTATGCGTTTTTCATCGGAAATCGCTACCTCATCATCCGCCCGCTGATGGAACAGTATTTTATGAAACTTGCAGAGAAAGGAGCGACACTGGATGCAGAGATCGACACCGGAGAATAAGGAATACCTCACACCTGCCGAAGCAATTGATCATTTTATGTTGAGCAGAAGAAAGTTCTCAGCGTGGCTTCAGAAAGAAACTTCTCCGTTTCTGGTAGCACGCTATGGGAAACGAAAACTCATCAACCGCACAGCGTTTGAACGGTATCTGTGCGAACATCCTGAATTGAGGAGGCGAGATTAATGGGAATCAGAGGAGGCATTCGCCGTGACGCAAAACGCCGTATTCTTCGTGCAGGCGAATCCATCCGAGCGGATGGCAAATACCAGTTCAAGTATTATGTGAACGGCAAGGCAAGGTTCGTATATAGCTGGCGGCTTGAACCGACGGACAAACTCCCGGTTGGGAAGAAACCGTGCCTTTCCCTGCGTGAGATGGAAAAGCAGATCGGCTATGATCTTGACACAATGATCGACCCACAGCGGAAAAATATCACAGTAATGGAACTTGTGGAACGCTATCTGAAAACAAAAACAGGTGCAAAGCCGCAAACCAAAACCAACTACAATTTTGTGCGGAACATCCTTTTAAAGGAAGCATTCAGCGGCAGAAAGATCGGTACCGTAAAGACCTCAGATGCAAAGCTGTTCCTGATAAAGCTTCAGGCTGACGGCAGGGGCTACAGCACCGTCAAGACTGTGCGTGGTGTGCTGCGCCCTGCGTTTCAGATGGCGGTGGATGATGACATCATCGTCAAGAATCCGTTTGGGTTTCAGCTTGCAGGAGTAGTCGTGAATGACAGCAAGACCAGAGAAGCCATCACACGGGAGCAGATGCGGAAATTCTTGAAATTCGTTCATGATGACAACACCTACTGCAAATACTATGAAGCAGTTTACATCCTGTTCCACACGGGAATGCGTATCTCGGAATTCTGTGGTCTGACACTGAAAGATATTGATTTGAAAAACCGTGTAGTCAACATCGATCACCAGCTGCAGCGCACTTCCGATATCCTGTTGCAGGATAGATATCATATTCGTGGCTTGCGTTTCCGCTGCCGGGTTCATCGGCGGCAACCACAAGATTCAGATTCTCACGCTTCTGAATTGTACTTAATTTTCTCATTGTAAGATCTTCCTTTCTATTTTTGGATATAAGAAAACCGCCTTGTTTAAGGGCGGTTAATCAATATAATGTTTTAGTACCACATAATGCAATGCTCTTTCGGAGCATCTGATGCATTTATCAATGATTGCAGGTATTTTTTTGCATGCGCAATGTGAGAAGCGCACCAACTATACTCATTCGGCAGACTGAAACTATTTAATTCTCCGGTTCCGATGTCCATCGAAAGTCTGACTGAGGTTTCGCAATCTTCAACATATGCGTCACATGCAATAGAATCATTATTTTTCACGATGTTTCTCAATTTGATCATAGTATTCTTCTGCCTCCTTTGCATAATTGTATGTCTTGGATGTAATCAAGTGGGCTTCTTCCTGAGTATATCCAGACGCCATAAGCTCCCGTTCCATTTTCTCATGCTTCAGCAATGTCAGGTCGTGTGGTTTAATGTCTTTACCGTCAATCAATCTTTGCCATGATTCTGCCATTTTATAATCTGGAACAAAATAATCGAATTTGTCTCCAAGATCATGTTTCTCGTTAAAAACAAAATCCTTAATTGACTGTATAAGTTCTTCAGAGTAACCAGTGTTTTCAGATATGCGCTTGACATCTGTTGTCATTTTCCTTACTGCTGCATAATACCTTTCTGCATGCTCATCAGCCCTTTGGCTTAGAGGGTTTAATGCGCCACTTATTGCTCCGCTTTTCTTTATTATACCACTTCCACCGGATTTGTCAAGCATTTTCCTATGATTTATCGCATTCACTTTTCCTGCAACCGTCCTGTTATACCCAACCACCGCCGTTCGGTCTGGCTTATAGCTCAACCCATTATCCGCACAGTACTGCTGCAGCGTCTGCTGCCGCTGTTTCAGAGTAACGGATGCCTTGCGCAGCCCTTCCTCATCGCCCAGCTCGTCGAGTACCATACATTCCCGCTTGAATCGACGCACACGGCGTTCCAGTTCACGCTGCACCTGTGTTTTCTCATAGAGGTCGGCATTCTCCTTTTCGTCATACGGAAAATACCGCTGCACATCAATTCCCGGCGTGAATGGATAAACCTGATGACCGCAGTTGATGCCGAGCAGCCCGTCAGGCTCACCGTAGGAAGAATCCTTCCATGCATAATACCGGATTTT